GTCACACCCCTCTGATCACGGATTATACCGCCGGCAAGGTGGCGACGCTGTCCGACACGTTCTCGCCAGTTCTCGACGTCACCACCTCGGTCTCGCTTCCGGCCAACTGGACCTATGCGGGCAGCTCGCCGCGGGACGCGGCGACCCGCGCGGCGCAGCACCCCGCCGGCACTGCCTATCTCTACGAGGATGGCGTGCTTCACCAGTTCGTCGATTGCCGCGGCATCTGCGACTTGGACGGGGATACCGCCCGGCCCGGCTTCGGATCGTTCCAGTTCACCGGCATCTACGTCGGCACCGGCTCCGATGTTGCGGTGCCCACCGGCGTCGTGCTCGCCAATCACAGCGGTCCGATGCTCGTTCAGGGCGCCGGCACACCGCCGGCAATGCTGGTCAACCGCAAGGGCCTTCCGATCTCGAAATGGTCTTCCACCGTCGGCGGCCAGATCGAGAGCCCGGAGGATCCGAATACCCAGCAGGGCTTTGCTGCCGGTCAGATCACTGCGCGCGAACCGATGTTCGGCGCGGACCCGCTCGCGACCTTGATCGCCACGCGCAACACGCTCGCGGAGATTGCGGCCTTCTCGCAATATCCGATCGCACTGCGCTTCGGCGGGACTGCCGGCAATCGCTGGTCGCTCCTGCACCCGGTCGCGCAGCCGGTCGATCTCCAGCCAGGCACGCGCGGATCCTACCGTTCGCACCAGAATAACTATCGCGCGCTGTCGAACGGCCGGGACGCGCAAGATCGCGACCTCGACCGCATCATCTGTTTCTATTGAGGATTGGCTGATGATTCGATTGACCACCCAGCCACGCCCCTACACTGCGCCCTGGCATAAGGACGGCAAGGGCCCAGTCTTCATGATCCATGCCGGCGGCGTCACCGACCGTGAGATGTTCGAAGCGGACCTGGCTGGCGAGTACAATGCCGGTCCGGTGACCTCGTTCGAAATGGACGCAGCCTTCTCGGAGGGCCTGGCCGTCCTGCTCGCCGATTCACCCGCTCAGCTTGCGGAGCTGCACGAGCTGCGCGCCGCCGAGCGCGAGATCGTCGAGCATAACAACGAGGTCGCCAATCGCGCCCAGTCGCTTCCTGAACCTGATCGGGCCGACTTCGTGAAGCTGGAGAGCAGAGAGCTGCCGGCCGCCGATCGCCAGGCGCTGGAGGAGGCGGACCGCATCGTCCGCGACCATTGGCCCGACTATGCCGCTCTTCACCGCCGCCGCGCCCGGCGCCATGCGATGGTGCCGCTGCTCGCGTTCCGGCAATTCTGCTCTGGTTGGACGGGGCTTAAGTCGGAATGCGACATCGGGCCTGACGGGCTCGTTACGGAGGCCTCGGCCAAGGCGGTGCCGGCGATGGACATGAAGGCGGCAGGCTATCACGCCTATACCCTGCTTTACGCCGTAGAAGACGAGGGAAACTCCGCGCGGCCTTCATCGTCCGAAAAAGGCCCGGCGACTTCAACTTCGGACGCAAAGTAGAAGGAGGCTGGGAGATCGCAGGCCGGCACTGGCCGGAGAACCCGCGCCTTACACTGCCTCCACATATCTGGGGCGTGCTGAACCTCTGGCTGACGTGTCGCCGCGGCGGCGGGATGATGGGCACCTTCACCGCCCTGCCGGCCGCTGGCGGCGCGGGCGATCAGCCGGCGGCTTTGATGGACGCCTTCGCGAGGCTGGATATTATGGCAAAGGAAGACTGACCGGTGCAGACCTCCCTGACCGTCGACCGAGCTGAGATCGAGCGCCATAAGCAGCGCATCGGTCGGGCATATCTAACCGCAGGGCGAGAGACGATCGTCGAGACCACCCGTGGCCTTGAGCTTGATCTGGAGTCCGCCACCAAGGCCGTCACTCGGGGCAAGCTTTATCGGGCGTGGGGCAGCAAGACCTTCCCCCGCAGCGGTATCGCCAGGGACCCGACGGGCACCGTGTTCGTCAACGGTGGTGAACGGACCCAGGGTGCGATTCGGTTTCAGACCACGGCCGGGAATATTCGGCCGCATGGCGAAATTCTTTGGATCCCACTCCCCGCCGCCGGGCGAAGGCCGAACGGCATGCTGACGCCCCAGGATTGGGAGCGCGCGCACGGCGCAACCTTGCGATTGGTACAGCGCCCAGGCCACTCGCCCATGCTGGTGCTCGACGAGGGCCGCCTTGCTGGCAAGGCGCAACGCGGCCGGCTGGCGGGTGTTCGCGCCCGCGCCCAAGGTCGCACGGCCACCATCCCCATCTTCGTCGGCATGCCCAGCGTGTCGTTCTCGAATAACGTGGCCTCGGGCCCGATCATCGATCGGCGCGGCGGGCGTATCGCTCCCGACCTTCTCAGGCGGCTGCAGGCGATTCCGTAACTGGGTTAGTGGCCGGCGAAGAAGTTGGCCAGGGCCTCGGCCCCGCCCTGATTCTGGAGCCATGCGACCACAAGTCCGACGACGATGACTCCAGCAACGATCCGAACGAGGATCGCCTGCACTTGTCGGTTATAGGCCCTGTTGTCGTCTCCGGCGGTGAAGCCGTAAGAGCAACCGCGGCAAATCACCGCCTCAGGCTGGACCCTCTCCGCACAGCGGGGACATTGCTTCAGCTTCGCGGGATCCTGCCACATCCCCCCATTCTATCAAATTCGGTCGCGGGAGCAATGCCATGGCAACTGCCGACATTGTCGCCCGTCTCAGATTGAACGCGGACCAATTCTCGTCCGAGTTCAACAGCCGCATGAGCGGCATCGAAAATACGGTGGCCTCGGCGAGCCGCCGCATCACGGGGCTGCTGAGCGGTTTCGGGGTTGGCATCGGCGTCGCCGAGATCGAGCAGGTGGCGAAGGCCGCGCTCGATTATGCCGGCAGCCTCGGCGAAACGTCGCGCGCGATCGGCGTCACCGTCGAGCAGTATCAGATACTCACCCGGGCTGCGATCGAGAACGGCTCAAGCCAGGAGGGCATGAGCCGCTCTGTGGCCATCCTCAATCGCACCTTGGGCCAGGCTCGCGCAGGCGTCCCGGCCGCGGTGGAGGCCTTCCGCGCCCTGCGGATTGACCCGCGTCAGTTCACCGACGCGGGCGAAGTGTTGCCGACCGTCATGGATCGGATCAGGGGCCTCGCGACCCAGTCCGAACAGGCCGCCGCAGCGCAACGCCTGATGGGTCGCGGTGCGGCCGAGATGATCCCGTTCCTCGTCCAGGGTTCGGCGGGCTACGAGCAAATGGCCGACGCGGCGCGGCGCGCCGGCCTGATCACCGCCGACATGGCGGACAAGGCCGACGAAGCGCAGGACAAACTGGCGGCTCTGGCCCTCACGTTGCGCACGCGCCTCGGCATGGCGATCGTTGATCTGATCCCCCAGATCGAACAGGTCGCGGCCGGGCTCGAGGGCATGTTCGACCCAATGGCGGATGGTGCGGAGCGCAATTTCGAGCGCGTTACCGCCGGCCTCCATGGCGTGTCTCACGACATCTCGCTCTTCCTCCATGAGTTCCAGGACCTGTTCAACGGCCTCGGCGGGCTCGGCGATCACATTCTCGATTTCATGGACGGTGCCGGCCGGCTCGGCCGCAACATGCTGGTCTATGGCTCTGCCGGTGTGCCGGGGATGAACCCGCTTACCACCAATCAGCAGCTTCCGGCCTATCAGCCGATCATCCCCCACGGCGGCGCCGATCACACCTTCAACTTCGCCGACCGGTACGATCGCGCGGCGCAGGATCGGGCACTCGACCAGGCGCTGGACGAACTGCAGCGCCGCAATGCCCGAGGCGGATATTCGCCGGGCGGCGGGCCCTTCCTGTCTTACAGCAGCGGGGCGTCGCGCCGTAACGGGGGCGACACCGGCGACCAGTCCCTGGACTTGTCGCCGAGCCACCATACGAGCCCCGGCGACCAGATCGCAATTGAGCTGGCGAGCCGACTCGCGACGACGGCGGAGCGGTTCACGGGCCTTAGCGAACGGGGCGACAACAGCACGCTGCGCTCGCTCTTCAGCGAAGCCAACATCAACATCGACCCGAACATGGTCAAATGGTGCGCCGCGTTCGTGCAGGCGGTGCTGGCGACGAACGGCCTTCCGACCGTACACAATGCGGATGGCAGCGCGTCGCTCGGCGCCCGCTCCTTCCTGAATTACGGCACCGCGACTACCGACCCGCACCGGGGCGACATCGTAGTCCTGCGGCGCGGCAACAATGAGCAGGAAGGCCACGTCGGCTTTTACGAGGGGACTGATGCGCACGGAGGCGTTCGCGTCCTTGGCGGAAACACAAATAACCGCGTCGGCATTACCACCGCCAACCCCCGCGACGTCCTCGGCTATCGCCGAGCGCCCAGCCCGGCCGATCAGGCCCAGCAGGAGCAGCACAGCCTAGAGCAGCAGCAGCAGATCCTGCGCACTATGGCGGCCCAGACTGACCAGCAGGTCGAAGCGCTTCGCCTGGGAACCCAGCGCAATGAAGGGCTGACGCATGAGGCGTCGCTCCAAGGGGCGCTGAGCGAAGCCAGGCGCGGCTACGAGCAGGAGATAGCGCGACTGGACGTCACGCGCCGCGACGATCAGCAGAAGGAAACCGACGGTCTTCAGGCCCAGCTCGGCATCTTTCAACAGCAAGCCACCACCTACGCGGGACTCCTGCGCCAGCACGGGGACCGCGCCAAGCTTTCCGCCGCCGATCGCGCCGCCGAGACCGCAGCGGCGGCGGCCATGAACGGCACGCTCGCCACTGCCAACGCGATGAAGGCCACGGCCGCCGACAACCTTGCCATCCGCACCGCCACGGTGACCGCTGAGCACCATATTAGCGACGCGATGGAGGACGGCGCCGCCGCCGCCCGCAAGCAGGCGGAAGTGGCCGCGTTCAGCCTGGAGGCCCAGGAGAAGGCGCAGCACGAACTCGATCGCATCAAAGACGAGTCCACGCGCCGCCAGGAGGATCAGTTCCGCGGGCTCGCCGATCTCTACGAGCAGCTCTTCAGCGGCCATACCAGCGACATCTGGAAGGATTTCAAGCGGGCGGGCCTGCGCGCCATCGCCGAAATTGCGGCCGCCTGGACCCTCGCCCAGATGACGGGCCAGCAATTCAATCTCGGCGCGACCGTGTCTTCGATGGGGGCCGGCGGGAACCTTGGGCCTCTGGGCTCCATCCTCGGGATGTTCACCGGCAAGGGCAGTGCCGGCGGCGGCGGCGGTGCCGCGAAGGGCGACCCGATCGAATCGATCCTCGGCCTGCTCGGCCCTGCGTCCGGTGGCAAGGCGGGCGGCCTCCTCGGCAGCCTCGGGGGAGCCGGCAGCGCGATTTCCGCTGCTGGGCCCTATGCGGCTGCGGCCTACGCCGCTTTCACCATCCTTCAGCAGCTCGGCGTTTTTTCCTCAGCGAAGCGCGGCAGCGCGACACTGGGCATGTCGGGCGGTTCGCTGGGCGTCGGCTCAACCCGAGGGAATGACAGCACCTCCATCGGGAACGCGACCGGCGCACTCGGCTCGGTCGTAGACGGCCTCAATCGCATCGCCGAAACCTTGGGGGGGTCGGTCACCGGCGGCGGCTCCGTCTCGATCGGCCAGCGGGACGGCAACTGGCGCGTCGACACCACGGGCCACGGCATCACGAAGACCAAAAAGGGCGCAAAGGATTTCGGCGACGATCAGGAGGCGGCTGTCCGCTTCGCAATCGCCGACGCGCTCAAGGACGGCGTCATAGCCGGCATTAGCGATGCCTCGCAGCACATCCTCCAGTCTGGTCAGGATCTCGACAAGGCGATCCAGAAGGCCACGATGATCGAGTCGATCCCGAAGCTGCTGAAGCAGCATCTCGACCCGGTCGGCGCCGCGCTCGACGATCTCAATGAGAAATGGGCAAAGACGATCGCGGCCTTGAAGGAGGGCGGCGCATCGACCGAGCAGATGGCCGACGCGCAGAAGCTGTACAAGATCGAGCTGGCGGACACGGTCGCGCAAACGGCCGAGGCGTCCGCGTCGCTGAAGGAGTTTCTCAAGAGCCTTAACTTCGGATCGAGCAGCCCCTATTCGCTGCGCGATCAGGAGGCCCAGGCCGCTGCCGCATTGCAGCCGTTTCTTGATCAGATCGACGCTGGTGGCAGCATCGATCAGCAGGGCTACCAGTCCGCCGCGCAATCCTATCTCGACATCGAGCGCCAGCTTAACGGCTCGACCGGCGCCTTCTTCGAGGCGATGGACAAGATCCAGGACTATACGAATCGGGCAATCGATAAGATCGACAGCGCGGTTCCGATCCGCACGGCGGTCGACCCGTTTGTGGAGGCGACGGCCGGCAACACGGCGACGCTGGTTGATCAGAATACGAACATCATCGACCTCCTAGGGAGGATCGCCGCGGGAATGGGCGGTGTTACTGTCAGTGCCGGCAGCAGCTTCATCGGCGGCGGCGGCGGCTTCAGCAACGTGCAGGCCGCTTAGACCATGCCAGCCACCGTCAGCGACATCGCCGCAGCGACCCGCGCGGCGCAGGTTGAAACATGGTCCGACGCAGCGGTGAAGGCTCGCTATCCGAATGCGCGCGACGGCCAGGCCTCGCCCGCCGAGGGCTTCTTCGATGCCTACGCGGACGGCAACACCGCGATCACGGCGCGTGCCGTCATTTTCGGCACTGAGCGCCGCCGGTTCACCGCCCCCGCCTTCGACCTGATCTGGCATGACCTCACCGCGGGCATCCCGCTGGTGAAGCTTACTGACGCCGAGCAGGCGGTGGACGCCAATATGATACCAGCTCGCATCGCGCTGAGCCTCGAAGACGAAACCACGAGCTACGAGGTCTTCGGATAATGGCGAACGCCTCTACCGCATGGGCGGTCCGCCCCCTCACCGGCACCATGACCGCCAGTGCCACGGCGGCCGGCTATGACCCGAGCTATGTCCTGAACGACTATTTGGGCGTGGTCTGGAAGAGCCCGACAGGCGCAGCATCACGAACGCTGACGATCGACCTGGGCGCCGGGAACGCCGCAGGGCCCGACGCGGCGCTGTTCTTCGGCTGCACGGGGGCGGTCACCGCCTGGACGCTTGCCGTCGACGCGGCCGACAGCGCCGACTTCGCCACGAACTACTGGTCAGCCGGCGCCGCAGCGCAATTCCTAGCTGGGACGACCATGCCGACCCATGGTCGGGGCGTCGGGTATTGGACTGCCGCATCGGCGCCGCCGGCACGCCGCTACTGGCGATTCACCTTCGCCAGCCTCGCGAGCGCCGCTGTGACGGTCGGGCGCCTCGTGCTCGGCACCCGGCTAATCCTCGAGCGCAACTTCGGCTTTGGTGCCGCGCTGGGGGTGCGGGACTTTGGGTCGTTCGACTTCTCAATCCAGGGCGTCCCACTTCGTCGGCGGGCCGCGAAGCTGCGCACGCTGGGCGTAACCTTCTCTTGGGTCCGCAAGGACGAGATCATCGCGAAGGTCCAGCCCCTCCTCGAGATGTGTGCCGGCCAGGAGCCCGTCGCCCTGGTGTCCGATCCGACCGCCGATGCTGATCGCCAGCTGCGCTGCTGGTTTGGGCCGATGGTCGGCGACATGGGCGCTATCTGGCGAAACGCCGCCGCCTGGGAGTGGCGCGTCAGCATGATCGACCTCGTCGCGATTCCGAAGGCGGTCTGAGCCGTGCCTGTCCTGATCCAGATCGACGGCTACGACCCCGCCCTGCCCGGCGCTGTTTCGTTGCGCGCGTCGAACGTGGATGACGATCGCGTCTGCCATGTTGACGGGGCGAACGGCATCTTCTGGCCGGCGGTCGCCCAGCTGCCCGAGCTGCGCTATGACCTTGTCGACGCCGCCTTCAGCGGCCGGGTCGACACGCCATCCTCGCAGATAGTCCTGGCTGTCGAGCCCTTCCCCAATCTGCCCCGCTACCAGCTTTCCGACGCCAGGGTCCGCATCTGGACCGGCAATGCTGGCGATGCATGGCCTTGGACCTTGCGATTTGACGGGCGCTGCACCGCACAGCCCAGCGTGGCCGCTGGACGGGCGACATTGACGATAGCAGTCGACGATCGCTGGCTCGATACGCCGCTCCTCGCCCTCTATGCTGGCACCACCGGGGCCGAGGGCGACGCGGCGCTGAAGGGCCAGCCGAAGCCCCTCTCGATTGGCGCGCCCCGGTTTGCCCCCGCGCGGATGATCGACGGCACGAACAACGTTTTCCAAGTTTCGTCAGGCCTGATCGAGGACGTCGAAGTCGCTTTCGAGCGGATCCTGCGCTTTGGCGCCTCGGCCGGCGACTATGGCAGTTATGCCGCTCTGATCGCGGCCACGATCCGGCCGGGCCAATGGGCGACAGCCAAGGCCGTCGGCATGATCCGCCACGGCGCGCCACCGGCCCCGGGCGGGCGCTTTGTCTACCATCTGAAGGGAGACAAAGCAGGGCCCGACGGCTGGGTGCGTCTGCCCGGCCAGGTCATCAAGCGCCTGGCGCTGATCGCGGGCGGAGCGGGGAGGTTTAGCGAGGCCAGTGTGGATGCGCTGGACGCTGCCCGGCCTTGGAACATCAGCTGGCAGATGACCGACCAGATCACCGCTCGGGAAGCGATCCAGCGGATCGCGGCCAGCGTCAACGCGGTGGCGGGGGTCTCCTGGCTGAGCCAGCTTTTCGTGGCACCGCTGCCCTCGCTGGTCGGATCGCCTGCGGTGACGCTGAACACGGACGGCTCGACGCTGCCAGCAATCGGCAAGGTTGAGCAGATCGAAATGGACCCGCCCTTCTGGCGGATGTCCATCGAGACCGAGAGAACTTGGGACGTCCACCAATATAGCGACATCGCCTTTCAAGCACTTCTCGTTGACCGCGGCGCGTACGTTTCGACCGAGACGTACCGCGAAGGACATATCACCCAGGATCAGGGCATTTCGTGGCTCTACATCAATCCGACGGCGTCGAGCAGCAATGCTCCGCCGACGCTCCCGATCTCCTCGAGTGCTTACTGGAAGGCCCTGGATCCCAAGCTCGGCGGGATCGCAAGCGGGGCAACCGCTGACCTCACTCTGACATCGATCGGCAGCACGGCGCTGACGATTGTCGGCAATACCATCGTGCGCAATGCGGGCTCCGGCGACTACACGGCCTGCGTGATCGGCGCGCCGTCCGTCGGCCAGCTCTACGCGGAGGTGGAGATCCCGAGCAGCGGCAACTACGCCATGGTCGCCCTGGACAACGACGCGACCAGCACGAACTACAACGTGATGGACGTGGTCGCTCACTGCGCTTCCAGCTCTGGCATCCAAGTCTACGTCGGCAACGGGACCAACGTGTATAACGCGGTCGTCGGCGCGGTCGGAGGCCAGAAGCTTGGCATCTCGTACGATGGGGTTCGCTACCGGGTGTGGCTGAACGGGGTACAGCAGGGCGCAGACATCCCCGCCGCCGCAGGCCTGCGGCTCTGGCCTAAATGGTGGTCGTACAACAGCGGACAGGTGCTCACGGGCCTCCGCCAGATGACCAGCACCAGCAATTTGTGGGCTGATGTCGGTGGCGCGAATGTTCCAGCCAATAATGCGGGAACGACGGTCCCCCTGACTGGTCTCGGGACGGGCGCCTACACCATCGTCGGTAATAGCTTCACCAAGACCTCCACGGCAGGCGCGTTCGATGTGGCCATGGGCGGCCCGGCGTACACGGGCGCCATCATGGCCGAGATGGACATCAACGCCACGGGTGCCAACTACACCATGGTGGGCTTTGACAGCGGATCGACCAACTATCTCCGAGATGTCGCGAGCACCAAGTTCTACGCCCAGTACAACTACACCAGCGGCACCCTGGCGATCTACGTCAATGGCGCCGCCGCGGCCAGCCCGGCCGTCCCCGCGAGCGTCGTGGGCAAGCTGACCCTCACGTACGACGGGGTCCGGTTCCGCTGCTACGTCGGTGGCATCAAGTACGGAGGCGACTTCGCCACCACGGCGGGCCAGACGCTCTACCCCCGCTGGTACGGCTACAACGCCCCGGCCACCTTCACCGGCCTGAACGCCTCGCAGGGCGCGGGCAGCAACCTGTGGGGCGACCAGGGCGGCGCCAACGTGCCGGCCAACAACGCGACCGCCGACATATCCCTGGTGTCGATCGGCTCGCAGGCCTCTGGCATCGTGGGCAACACGTTCCTCAGGGCAGCGGGAAGCGCCGACTTCAACGCGTGCGTCCGCGGCGTGGCCATCACCGGCCCGCAGACCGTGGAGGCGGACGTCGTCGCCGGTGGCTACACCTTCATCAGCCTGGACGAGGACGCGACCACGTTCGCCTTCGCCAGCATGGCGGTCATCGTCCAGTTCCTGCAGTCCACGGGAGCCTGGACGGTCTACACCAACAACGTGACGGTGGCCTCGGGCAGCCTGGGCGCAGGCGTGGTCGGCAAGGTGCGGCTCGCGTACGACGGCATCCGCTTCCGGGCCTTCGTCAACGGCACCCAGCTGGGCACGGACATCCCCGCCACGTCGCCGACGTTCACGCTGTGGCCTAAGTGGCATGACTACAACGGAGGCACGCTCTACGCGACCGGCCTGAAGGCTGGCCCGTTCAACAGCAGCATCTGGATCGATGTGGGTGGCACCGGGCGCCCCTCCGATAACGCTGGCACATCGGGCATCCTGACCCTGATCGGGGCCAACTCGGCCCTCGTCGGCAACACCATGTCCAAGCCTGGCACGGGAACGCATGGCGCCGAGCAGGGTGGATGCGTCGGCCAGGCCCTATACGGGACGGCCTTCATAACATCGAGCATCCAGAACCCGACCGGCCTCGGGGGCTACGAGACCCGCCTAGTTCTCGATAGCGACAACACGAGCTTCACCAATGCGACCTCCGACGTCATGTTCCGCGTCATCACTGGCAATGGCGGTGTCGCCGGGGCCTACTCCTGGTATCTCTACACGACGAACGGCATTCAGAGGGACACGGGCACCGGCACCGGCCTTACTGTCAACAGCCGAGCGCTCCTCCTCTACGACGGGGTGAACTTCTACGGGGTGATCGACGGCGCCGTTAAGACCCAGTGGGCCACCACGGCGGGCCAGACGCTCTACCCGAAGGTGCTGGACTTCTACTACAACGGCGTCGTCGGCTATCCGAATGGCTTCACCGACATCCTCTACGGTCCCTGGAGCGAGAACGCCTGGTCGCGCCTTGGCGGGACTGGCAAGCCAGCGGACAACGCCGGGACGTCTGGCGCCCTGACGGCGATCGGCAGCTTCACGACGATCACCGGCAACTCGACCTACAAGAGCGGTGGGACGCACGGCGCCTTCCAGGGCGGGACAGTCGGCGTGCCCCAGTTCGGCTCGGCCTTCGTGACCTCGTCCATCATCAACGCGGTGGCGGGCGGCAGCTGGCTAACCTGCATCGCCCTAGACGACGACGCAACCAGCGTGACCGACACGGCCAACCTCTACAACATGGCCATCATCGTTTCGGGCAGCGGCGGCTATACCTGGTACCTGAAGACGGGCGCGTCGGTGACGTTCACGGGGACGGCATCGGGCCTTACCGCAGCCAGCCGCATGTCGCTCGTCTACGACGGGACGAGCATCTACGCCATCGTCGACGGCGTCGTCCTGGCGACGATCACGGGCGTCGCGGCTGGCCTCAAGTTCTACCCCAAGACGCTGGACTACCACAACAACGGCGCGGCCCTTTCGGTCATCGACATCCTCTACGGGCCGTGGAGCGAGAATGCTTGGTCGCGAATCGGCGGCACGGGCAAGCCCGCCAATAACGCAGGCACGGCCCTCACATTGGTGGCGGTCGACACGGCCAAGCTCTCATTCGTCGGCAACACCATCACCCCCCTCGTTGCCGGCGCATGGACCAACGGCGGCTACACACAAGAGACGTTGACGGGCAATGCGGAGGTCCGGTTCACGACCTCCGGCACGACAGACACTTACATGGTCGGTCTCGACCAAGGGGTCATCACCAACGCGGCCAACAACTACAACCAGATCGATTACGCCTGCTTCATCAACTCGGGCGGGCTCGTCTACTATTATGAGAGCGGCGGCGGCGGCGTGAATATGGGCAGCTGGGTCGCAGGAGACGTCTTCTCAGTCGTCTACGACGGCAAGAACGTCTATTACGTGCGGGACCAGGCGAACGGCACCCGCACTGTCATGCGGACGGTGGCGGTCGGCGCTGGGTTGACGTTCCGAGGTGCCTTCGCGTGCAATTCGTTCGCAGGCCCGCTCGGCCTCCAGTTCCGCCCGTACGTCGACCGTGGCCTTGAGGTCGCTGGGTCCGGATACCGCCTCGGCGACCCGCGCAACTCGCAGCCGATCATGGCGATGAACCTCGGCTACAAATTCAACGGAGCGATCTCGTACACCTCGGCGACGGGCACTCCGGCGACGGCGACTATCTCCGTCGCCGCCGGCTCCTGCCTGATTGGCTCCAGCACCGTCTCCTATAGCGCGATGAGCGTCAACACGACCGGGACCGGCGGCACGATCGTCGATTACTATCTCTACGTCGACGACCCGTCGTTCGCGGGCGGCGCGCAGACCCTCGTTGCCACGACGACCGCGGCAGACATCTACTCTAACAACGCCAGGGTCTATATCGGATCCTGCTCAGTCTCTTACCCGACCTTTGGCGGAGGAAGCGGCGGCGGCGGCGGTGGCGGCGGGACCTGCGTGGCCTCCGACGCCCTGGTGGAGACCTTTGAGCGTGGCTTCGTTCCGGCAAGCGAGATCCGCGCCGGTGACCGGCTCCGCGTGCTCAGCTCCGATCGCGAGGGCACAGAGTGGTTCGCCTGCGAACGCAACTCACCATCCCCGGCACGGGCCTACTTGCTCCGGTCGGCATCCGGCATCGAGCTAAGCCTCGCGGAGTCCACCCCTATCACCCTCCGCGATGGGTCGCTTGCGCGGGTGGCAGATATAGCGGGCCAGGAGCTGCCGGTCTGCGACGCGGACGGCTTCCGCTGGGAGGCTTGCACGGCGCTCGCGATCGGGAACATCGAAGTCGCCCATATCATCGTCGGGCAGCGCACCTACGCGGCGGGCAACGAGGCCGGCCGCTCCATTCTGACCCACAACCCCTCAAACCCGAAACCGTGAGGCGCGGATGACCTTCTCCAAATCCAGCCGAAAGCTGCCGCCCCGGGACGCCGCGCTCGCGTATGAGGATGTTGGCCCCGGCCTCTACCAGGACGAGACAGTAGTGGAGATCGGCACCGGCGAGACGGTGGCGGTGTCCGTTGAGCGCCGCTGGCTGCCCAACAATGGCGGGATAGCTTTCATGGCTTGGGCTCGCCTGATCGAGGATGACGGGTCAACGAGACGCACTGGCAATAGGGCGGAGGTCGAGACCGTCCTGCCGTACTCCTGCACCCCGCACGACCTCGAGGCGTTCGGCGTGGAGGCCTTGGCCAGGGAAGGCCTGCTGGCGGTTCTCGGTGAGGCGCCGACCATGGTGCCGATCGCCCCTGCGCCCGCAGACGCGGCCCACCCCGAGATCGCCACGAGTGAGCAGGACTACCGAGAGAACCCTTGGAAGGCTCCTCCGGGCTTCGTCCACTACCCTGACATGACCGAGCGGCCGATGATCGGCTGGTCCGCAGAGGCCAGGCTCAACTCGTCCATCCTCCATGCCATCTCGAGCGTGACAGCGACGGAGAACGACGACCTGTTTTCGGCTGCTGCCCTGCTCGGCTTGGAACGAGGTCCAGGCAATGCGGCCGATCGCAGTCGCCGCAAAGCCCCCCAGAAATCCACCTGACCCACCGCCGAAGGAGAATGATCATGCCCGCAACCATTGCCCAAAATTTTCGCATCACCCGCATCGAGGCCGCCCCGATCGCCGCGGGGCCAGGAATCGAGGCGAAGCCCGACCGGGTCATGGTCTCCGCAGTCCCGGCGAGCGACGATCCCGCAGTTCAGCCGATGCCGGCGTTCTCGTGGCCGTTCGACAATGACGACGCGGCCAGCTTCTTCGTCGTCAACGAGGACGTGACGCTCACCTTCTCGAAGCCCGCAGGCTGAACCCCGGCGCACCCCTTTGTCCGCGTAACTCCGAAAGGCCGAAGCCATGAACGGACTTCAGCTCGTCTCCGCCCTGCTGGTGACGCTGCTAAGCGGCGGCCTCCTGGGCGTGCTGCTGAAATATAAGCTCGACGGGCGGCGCCTCAGCTTGGAAGAGCACGAGACGGCGCGGGAAGAGCGTCGCGACGACTTTCAGATCATCATCGATCTCGTCACCCGCCAGCGGGACGAAGCTTATACGAAGATCGGGGCTTACGACCGCAAGTTTGAAATGCTGGAATTGGAGGTCCAGGGTTTGCGTCTCGCGCGCGACCTGGACCCGTTTCCTCATTGGATCATCGATCTTGAGGGCCGTTACCTGTTCGTCAATCGTGAGTTCGAAAAGCAGTTTCTGGAGCCAAAGGGCCGGACTTATCGTGACATGATCGGGAAGACTGGCGACGCTCTATGGGCGCCTGCCTTTTGCAAGACGCTCGCGCAGCTCGCCACCCAGTCGCGCGAGCGTGCTGATGGCAAGGCGCGCGCCACGGTTGCGGTCGAAGGCAGGCAGGTGACCGTTCACAAGTTCCCTGTCCGGGTCAAAGCCATCCCCGTCGCCTACGCGGGGTACATTACGCACATCGAGGATCTCGCACCGCTGTCGGCCGAATAGGCCCGCCACCGCCGCCACCGAAAGGATTGATTATGACCGACTCTGTCGGACCGGGCCTCGTGGGCGCCGGTGACGCCGCCGCGTCTCCAGCCCCTGACCGCTATGTCGATTTGCTCGCCCACGTCGCCGGCCGATCGGCAGACGCGGTGATCATCGACATGGCGCGCAGCCTTGCCGTCCATGCGCCGGCATACGCGCAGGATGCGACCCGCGAGCGCCTGGCGGAGTTCGTCGCGCAGATCGCGAATGAGACTGGCGGGTTCCGGCGCTTCGTCGAGAACCTGAATTACCGCGCCGACGTGCTGGTCCGACAATGGCCCTCGCACTTCACCCGGGCCCAGGCTGAAGCTGCTCACGGCAACCCGATCGAGATCGCCTCGCGCGCCTATGGCGGCCGGATGGGCAATGCGCCTTATCCGAGCCAGGATGGCTGGGTCTTCCGGGGCAGGGGGCCGCTGCAGCTCACCGGCCGGGCGGCATACCGCCGCTATGGCGAGCTGACCGGCCTGCCACTGGAAGCCAATCCGGACATGGCCGCCGACGCGGCAAGCGGCACCCTGATCGCGCTTGCCTTCTTCAAGGAGGCGCGCGTCAATGAGGCGATCGACCGCGGCGACTATCGCGAGGCCCGGCGCCGCACCAATGGCGGCGCGATCGGGCTGGAGAATGTCGCGGCGCTGCGAACGAAGGCGTTGGCCTTTCTCGGCGGGGCAGGCGGAAGCTCCATGCACCCGGTCCTGCGCGCAGGGTCGCGCGGCGACAATGTTCGGGTCCTGCAGGGCAAGCTCGGCTTGGCGGCTGATGGCATCTTCGGGCCAGGCACCGAGGCGGCGGTCAGGGCCTTCCAGCAAGGGCATGGCCTCGGCGCGGACGGCATCGTCGGCGCCGCCACCTGGGCGGCGCTGGGATGAAGATCTGGGAATATCTCGACCGGGTCGGCGAGCGTCGCTCCCAGCTCAAGCTGGCGCGAACGGGCAACGCGCGGCTGCTCGCCAACGTGATTGGCTGCTCGCTGGTCTTCGGTTTCCTGGGGGCGCTGTTCGCGCTGTTCGTGATTCCGATCCCGCGCGGCAACGAGCAGATCGTCACCTACATGATCGGCCAGCTCTCCGGCTTCGCGGCCGGGATCGTCGCCTACCACTACACGTCGAAGGCCGGCGAGAAGGAGCTGGAGGCCCAGCGCGCCGACAACGACGCCAAGCGGGCCGACAACACTGCCAATCTCGTCGACCTGGCCTCCAAGGCGCTCGACGCGGCTCCCGCCGCGAACGGCGGTGAGACCCCAGAGGCCGCCGCCGATCGCGTTGCCGGCGCCGCCGAGGAGGAGGCCGGCCGGACGGGAGGCGGGCAGTGATCGCATTCCGATTCGCTAACCTGGAGTTCACGCCTGAAGGGTGCGTCACTCGCTTTCCCGACGGCACCAGCTATGGCGCGGTTCCGCACGACACGCCGCACTATCACGTCATCGCCCACCGCTGCGGCTACGGCGACGATCTCCTGGCTTATTGCCGGGAGCATGAAGCCTGCCACCTGATCGGCGAGGAGTGGTTCCACAACCGCCCGAGCAGGATCATCTGGGGGCTCGCCCACAATCTCCCCCCGTCGCCGCACGAGGCCGCGTACGAGGAGATTGCCGCGCAGGCTCTCCAGCGCTGGGTCCGGACCAACGAGCGGCCGATCATCGGCGGTGTCGACTGGGACGGCCTGCGCGACTTCATCCTTGAAAAGCTCGCAACCGAAAGGGTCGCCTGATGGGTTTCCTGTCCGCATTTCTTACGCCGAGGGCCCTGATTGGGCTCGGCGCCTCTATCGCCGTCGCGCTCCTTCTCGCATGGGGCCTCCGCGTCGACCATCTTCGCGCCGGCTGGAAGCACCAGACCGAGGTGATCACCAGCGCCGTTGCCACGGCGGCTGATCTGCGGACCCTCGCGCCGGCCGATGCCCCGCGCATCGTCGCCCAGCTCGCCGGCAATCTTCGCACGTGCCGCGAGAATGGCGCTCGGCTCGAGGCGGGCGTGGCCGCCCAGAACGTGGCCGTGGACGCGCTTCAGCGGGATGGTGCGGCAAGGATAGCTGCGCTCGACCATGCCGCCGCCGCGTCCCGCCAGGCAGCCCAGACGGCGCAGGAGCGCGCAAACGCGATTCTCGCCCATCGCGGGACCGGAGACCACTGCGCCGACGCTGAGGCGCTAATCAGGGAGAACGTGCAATGACCCGCCTCGCCATCTTCGCCACCGCGCTCCTCGCCGGCTGCGCGACGACCGCGCATATTGCGACTGAGCCGACGGTCCGCACCGTGGAGGTCCGGGTGCCGGTCGCGCAGCCCTGCCCGGCGCTGGAGCGAATCGGCCCGCGGCCGATCTATCCGGACACCGCCGCTGCCATTGCCGCCGCGCCGGACATCGCGGCCAAGGTCGGCCTGCTGCTCGCGGGTCGGATTCTCAGGATGGCCCGCGAGGACGCGGCCGAGGCGGCGATGCGGGCTTGCGAGAACCCGTCATGAGTGACGACCCCGTTGACGCGGCCTTCAAGGAAAACCTGCGAGGATGCCTGCCATATGTCGTCGGCGCCGTGCTCATCGTTGCGGTGATCCTCTGGCTGGTTTTCCAACCGGCTTGATCATGCGGGCGCCCGGTGCGAAGTCTGGCCCTCCATTTGGGAGGGTCCAATGAAGCGCATCCTAATCATTGCCGTTGCTGTCTGTAGCTTGTCGCAACCAGCGCTAGCTCAGCCAGCACGGCCGGCGCGGCAGGCCGCGCCTGTCGCGCCTGCCGGCGCCCGTTGCGAGGCCTTGTCGACGGATTATCGAAACATCGAAATGAATATGGCCGCCACCTATGCGATCGGCGTTGGTGACGACAGCGCACCCCGGGCGACCATGCGGGCCATCAGGGATTCGAATGACTTGGCGCAGGCGGCAATGACCCTTGACCTAATGCGAGACGCTCATTGCCCGCTCCCGGCTCATGCAGCGCGAGCCGACGCTTATCGATTGAGCGCATTGCAGTGCGCAAATGCGGCCACGGGCGCAGGCGCCGCCGCTCACCCGCCAGAATGCGATCGGTCGCGCTGGCAGCGCACGGAATAGGGAATGGGCGCTAGGGCGCCGGGTCCGGCCGTTCCTCAATCTCGGTGAAGACGCCACCAAATCCGAGTGCGGTCATATTCATCGCGGGTCGCCACCTTGGCCTTGACCGCAGCGGACTCGGCCTCGGCCCGTGTCGCGCACCAGCGGCCAGCACGCGGGCCTTGACGCCATCGGAACTTCGTTGGCGTGCCGGGCTTCAAATGCCGCTCGGATTGGTCGTGGTGGCCGGGGTGGCACGTGGATAGACGATGATCCTCGCGCCCAGCTCGCGGTTCGCTGCGATGTGCTCGGCAACGCCCTTGGCCTCGGGGAGGTCCGCATATTTGCCGATGACGGTGTGCCGTCGGCCGGGAGGGCCGCCGCCGCTGCCGATCGGCGCGGAGACTGAGACGGTCCAGCCCCCCAGCCCCTCGCTGAAGCTGACGTCGATCCGGGTCCGCAGCGCATCGTTGATGCGGCGAAGCAGGCGCGCGTCGATCACCTTCTCGCCGCGCTCCAGCTCGCCGATATACGCGGCCGACAGGCCGAGCAGCTCGCCGGCCTGCGCCTGGGTAAGGCGCCGCTCTTTCCGGAGAAGCTTCAGCCGCTCGCCAGCGTCGCGCGCGGCGTTGGCTTGGGTCTGGGGCTGCTCATCTTGCATTTTAACGCCTTTTCCTCTATCTACCTTGTCGGAGCCGGTCCCGCTTCTTTCGGCGGTTCCCGGCCCCGGTTCAGGTTAGAAGCAGATTACGAATGCAACCTCGATCTGCTTCCACCGAAACCGGATTGTGAGAGTAAGCATCTCACTTCTCCGGTTCGTCAGCGGCGGGATTGCCGTCTGACAAAGAGAGATATATAGGCTGAGCCTACTTTCCGCAAGCGGAAAAATGGGCTGAGCCTATTTTTTTCGCGTTTTTTTACGGGTGGAGCGATTGGCCTGCGAGGCTTCCTTCACCGCCCGCGCGTCATTGAGATCGATCACGGTGCATTCCTTTCCGGAAGCGCAGGACGTCGCGCCTCCGGGTCAGCACCGGTTATGACGTAAATAATTATTGGAGCCGCAGGAGCGGCCCATTCCCCCAATCGAACACTGCCGCTGGGCCCAAGGCCGGGCGGGGGGACCGTGCTGAAACACGGCCACCGACGAGGACCAACTCGTCACGCGCAGCCGGCCTGCGCTACGCGATCCCGCACCCGTGCCACGGGCGGGACCATCTGGAATAAAAACCACCATGGAGTCGAATCTTGTTCGCGTCCGGCCTGTCGTGCCGGTCGCTCCCTATATCGGCGGCAAGCGCAACCTCGCTCGCCGCCTTGTCGCAATCATCGATCAGATCCCGCACCACAGCTATGCCGAGCCGTTCGTCGGCATGGGCGGAATATTCCTGCGCCGCGGGCGCCGGCCGCCGGCCGAGGCGATCAACGACATCAGCGGCGACGTCGTGACGCTCTTCCGCATTCTCCAGCGCCACTACCAAGCGTTCCTGGACATGCTGAAATGGCAGCTATCCAGCCGCGCCGAGTTCGACCGCCTGATGTTGGTCGACCCGGCCACGCTCACCGATCTGGAGCGGGCCGCCCGCTTCCTCTACCTGCAGCGCGCCGCGTTCGGCGGCAAGGTCGCGGGCAGGACGTTCGGCGTCTCCGCGCGCAATTCGGCCAGGTTCGATCTGACGAAGCTCGAGCCCATGCTCGCCGACGTTCACGAGCGGCTGGCGCCAGTCTCGATTGAAAATCTACCCTACGTGGATTTCATTCGCCGCTACGATCATGCCGGCGCCCTGTTCTACCTCGACCCGCCGTATTGGGATTGCGAAGACGACTATGGCGAAGGCGTCTTCAGCCAGGCCGACTTCGAGCGGCTGGCCGACCAGCTGGCCGGGATCTCGGGCAAGTTCATCCTCTCGATCAATGACACGCTTGGCGCGCGCAAGGCCTTCGGCGAGTTCATGCTGGAAGAGGTCGAGACCACCTATACGCTGTCGACGGCGTCGGCCGGCGCCGGGAAGAAAGCTGGCGAGTTGATCATCAGCAATATGGCGCTGCCCGGTCCCGAATAGGTGCGGCGGCATAAGGGGGAAAGGCGGTGCGGGCTTCGGCCGGCGCCGCCTTTTTGCGTTCAGGCCCTTCCGACGGGCGAAGCGAGGCGGAGGAGCCGCCGGTCGAAGCTCTCGACATCAAACGAGACGGGCCCATCTCGCTCGAGCAATGGCTCTTCGGCGGCGCAGCGCACGATCGCGCCGTCAAGGTTGCGCGTCCCGGGGTTCGCGGGTGTCGAGAAGCCTTGGCCTCCACCGGCCCTGAACAGTCGAGCCAGGGCGCTGTAGCGGAATTGAATCGACATGGTGGCGATGTCAGCCACCTCACCGCTTAGGCCAAATGCCAGGACGGCACGCAGGGCAACGTCTCGCCACCCCTCCCACGTCGCCCGCTCCTCCGGCCTCGCCTCGGCAATGGAAGCCATGGCTTCGTGCAACAGCTCCGGGTCGAGATGATATTCGTTCACCCGTCGGATCAGGTCGCTAGGAGGCCCTTCAATTCGTTCCACGGCTTCTGCTACGACTCGACCACGATGGGAATCAACGACTTCCGCCTCCGCCTGGTCGGAGAGCGATTCGACAATGAAGACGGCTCCAGCCGGCAGGAGGAGTTAGCTCGGTGCGCGGTCGGCGAGCCCGTCGAGCTTATCCGGGAGCCCAGCAACCCGCACGATCCGAGCGCAGTCGCGGTCTATAGCTGCCGGCGAGTCCAGATCGGATATGTCGGCGCCGACCGCAGCGCCTGGATCGGGAGCAAGATGGACCGCGGCTATCCGGTGCGCGCCATTATTGGGAAGCTGGGCGGCGGTCGACGCACCGGCCTTCCCCTGAGCGCGGTCCTCGCCCTCAACATCGAGGGCGAGGAGCCCGACCCACCCTAAGCGGCCAGCGGAAGGTCGGCTGAGCCGCCTACACCGCGCCTGGGGCCGAACAACAGATCCTCGGCGGACGACAGGCCCTCGCACAGCATATCGGCCCATTCCTGCGCCAGCTCGCGCCGACGCTCCATGAAGGTGGCGCGGTTATAGGCGGCCTCGACCTTCTCCTTCGGCACGTGGGCGAGCGTCATGTCGATGACCTTGGCGTCGAGCTGCGCCAGCAGGGGCTGGCCAGCCTTGCGGGCCTCGCGTTCGCAATGCTCGTTCATGATCGTCGAGAACGCGGCCCGCCAGCCATGCGGGACGTGGCGCCCGTGGTAGCCGACGCGGTTGTAGAGATAGCCGATCGCGTTCTCGCTCAGCGGCCGGTGGCTGAAGCGCTGATTCGGAAAGACTAGCGGGGTGCGTCCAGTCAGGCGGCGGACCGCCTGCAGGCAGGCCACCGCCTGCCAGGAGAGCGTGACCAGATGCTCGAAGGCATCCTCGTCCTTGCGGTCCAGGATCAGCTTCATCTTGGCCGCAGGCACGCGCCAGAGGGCGTTGGGGTGACTGCCGGGTGCGGCGGGCACGTCCCAGTCAATTTCTTCGAACTCCGTCCACTCGGCGCAGCGGACAATGCTCGGCCGAACCGCCGTCAGGGCGAGTGTGCGCGATGCGAGCTTCGTGACCGGATAGGCGCCGGCCGTCTCGGCGGCGACCAGCACCTTGCGTACCTTCTCGAGGTCGACGATCGCCGGTTGCTTCCCGGCCTTTGGCTTTGGCTTGAGGGCCTTCATCACGACGGCGGCCGGATCGTCCTTCGCCTTGCCTTCCGAGATGGCGCGCACGAACACGGCCGAGATGCGCTGGCGGCACCGCTTCGCGGTTTCGATGGATCCGCGATCTTCGATCTTGCGGAGCGCGGCCAGCACCATCGGGGCGTCGATCTGCCTGATCGGCATCGAGCCGATCTCGGGGAAGATGTCGCGCTCGAGGCTATGCAAGACGTCGCCGGCATGGATCTTCGACCAGCGGCCTTTCTCGGCGTCGTGCCATTCGCGGGCCAGCTTCTCAAACGTCTGGCCCGCCTGCTCCAGCACGGTCAGCTTCGCCTTGGCCTTTTCCAGGCCGGGATCGATATTGTCGCGCAGGAGCTTCCGCGCCTCGTCGCGCCGGTCGCGGGCTTCGGTAAGCGACACCTCGGGGTAGAGCCCGAAGGTCAGCAGCTTCTCCTGCCGGGCATAGCGGTATTTCATCCGCCAGCTCTTCGCCCCGGACTTCGTGACAAGGAGGAAGAGCCCGCCGCCATCGGCCAGCTTATAGTCGCGGTCACCGGGGGCGGCCTTGCGAACCTGAATATCGGTCAGCGACATGACACGCCTCCCGCCGCCAGCTCGCGTGCCATTCCCTCAGAATGGCAGACGCGCGGGTCACCGCTGAGCGTGACGCCGTAGACGTAGAACTCGCCGTCGAGCAGCCAGCACTCGATTCCCTTGCCGTAGTCGAAGATTTTCCGTGGCATCTTTCCCTCCGCCTTGGGGGGATAATACCCCCAATTTCGGTTTCGCTACCCCCAGAATACCCCCACCCTTCGTGCGATTGGTCGGGACTGTCTGGGACAGCTTACGCTAGCCAATATGGCTAAACGGCAGGAAAATCAAGGGCTGTGGGATGGATTGGGCGTGGTCGGAACAGGGTTCTGGCGGAGACGGAGCCCGTCCCAAGATGCGCCATTTTTGGCAGTTTTCCGCCGTTCTTGCGGGAGCCGGTGCGGCGGATACCCCCAAGGCTACCCCCACGCTCCGAAATTTATTTTTCGCGGGGTCCTGCGATACCCCCATTTCGCGGGTTATAATCCCGACTCGTCCGCCGAACCCTAGCCGCTTGCGTCGGCTATCGTGACGGCAGCGATGATCACCCGCACCAGCGGCTCCAGCTCGAAGCTGCCATCGACCTGGGCGGTGCCCTCGTCGATGTCAGCGGTGCAGCCGTTCCGCTCGCCCTCGGCTATAAGGTGGCGACCGGCGGCGTCGACGGCGGCCTGGACGTGCGCCGGGACGGGAAAGTGCCGCAGGCCCTTCAGCGCCGTGAGGATCGAGGCCGCGTTGGCAGCGCGTTGGAAGGCCGTCTCGATCTCGGCCGGGTTGGCGTCATCCTCCAGTCCGTTGAGCCGAGCCAGGTGGAACTCGAAGGCCCGCTGATTAATGGTGATCTGCTCCTCGAGCTGCGCGGGCGTCATGCTCGGCGCTGCCTGTGAAACGACAGCGCGGCTTCCAATTCGCCGATCCAGACGCGATGCTCGTCGATCGATTCCTGCGTCGTGTCGACGTTGCTCGTCCGGGTCTTCATGACGCCGGTCTCCATCATCGCGAGCGCCTTGCGCATATGCGCGAGCTGGGCGTCGATCACCTCTTCTAATCGATCAGCCATTTCGAACCTCCTCGCCGCACCTTACCGTCGCGGCGCGGATCGGCAATATGTGAGCGCCCCGGCCGGGGTTGGCATTGGCCGGGGCGCTCCTCGCCGCGGGGGACCTACACGGCGAATTTCAGGAGGCCGCTTCGCCCGGCCGCCAGCCGGTCGGGTCGGCGACCCATGCATTGATGTCGGCCTCGTACCAGCCAACCAACGTCGCGTTGCCGTTCGGATCGGAGCCGAGCGCAACCTGTCGCGGGAAGGTTCCCGCATCCATCCGGCGGTAGAGCGTTGACCGGCCCAGCGGCACCCGCTTGAGGACATCCTTGAGCCGGAGGATATTATCGTTCTCGCGGATCATGCCGCCTCCGGAGGTTCGGAGTCATGGTTCGCGGCACGCCGGTCTAGCTCGGCCTGGAGGCGGCCGGCCTCGCCAAGAGCTTCCTCGGCGCGCTGGCGCATAAGCGCCTGCACCGCGTCAAACTCGGCGTCTGTGAGGTCGGCATAGAATCGAAATTCCGGCCGGCTGTGGAACGGCGGGTCTGGCGGGATCGTGTCCAGCCAGTCGGCCATCGCCTTAACGCGGTGCATTCGGATTGGTGGGGCTGTCATCATGCTCGACGCTCCAATTCGGCTCTTAGGTCCTCGGTCGGCACCACGGCGAGGTCCGCACCGGGCAGTCGCAGGTTTCGGTGTCCCGAACGGGTCTTGAGCAGATGGCCATCGCGGACGAGGCGCTGCACCATCGCGGAAATGCTGCTCCTGGACTTGATGCCGAGATGCTCTGCGATCTGCGGATAGGTCGGCGCTAGGCCGTCGCGGCGGATGCGCTCCCGGATGAACTCCAGGCAGCTGAGCTGGGGCTCTGTCATTCCGCTGCCTGCTCGGCCGGCGCCTCGCTATAGGCCTCCAGTATTGCTTGCCGCATGGCGCTGGCGCGGGTGTCGCCGCCCTTCAGGCCGGTCATGAAGCTGCCCCAACCGTCGGCGTCGAATGCGAGCAGGGCCTTGAAAAGGCGGTCCGGATCGAAGCCCTCGGGCGGGTGGGCAAAGATCTTGACGAGGCCGCTGAAGATCGAGCCGCCGTGATTGAGCCGCTGGTCAGGGAATGCCTCGGCGATGTTGGTCAGCGCGGCCGAGACGACTGCGGCGCCGTGCATGCGCAAGGCGCGTGCGATGGCGGCAGTGAACGCGATCTCGCCTGGCGCCCAGGCGCTCGACGCGGTGTTGCGCGCGACGGCCAGACCCGCTTCGTTCACCAACCGCTGAATTTCGAGCGCATCGTCGTCTGCGGCGGCGAGCGCGGCGTGGAAGTCGTCGAGCCGGTTCATCGGCTTGCGAGCGCGATTGGCGACGATGAAGAAGCGGGCCTCCTCCTCGGCGGTGCCGAACCTGGACAGCGCGCAGGGAAGTTGGTCGATGTCGCCTCGAGCCGCCGCAGCCGACCAGCGGTGCTGGCCGTCTATCACCTTGAGGGTGTCATCAGGCCGTCGCGACACGAGCAGGATGCCGAACAGCCGCCAGTCGAACTTGGCCGCGATGCTGGCGATCAGCCGGCGCGAAGCATCATTGTCGGTTCGGCGCTGATAGGCTTCGTCGACCGATAGGTCGCCGACCGGGATCCACTCGATAGTCGGCCGCGCGCCGAGCGGCGGGGAATAGGCAATCTTGCGCGGCGCGCCCGCGCGGGTCAGGCCCTTCGCCTGCTCAGCTACCCTGCTCTTGCGACTGGGCTGGACGCCGGGACCGGTCATGCCTGCCTGGCAGGATTTGCCGGGCCCGATGTTCACGACCGGCGTAGCGTCTTCCGCCTCCAGCGCATCGATCCGCGCTGAAGCTTCTTCGGGCGTCGCCGTGTAGGCGGTGCCGGCGCGCAGGATGACCAGATTGCCGACATGGACGCGGGCATGGGCCGACTGCTTGCCGCAGCGGGTCCGGATCATGAGGGTGCCGTTCACCTCTTGCGCGCCGACCATATGCGGCGCGAGCCAATCCGGGATCGTGGCGCCCGGCTTGTTCGTCCAGGTTGGGTCCCCGCTCATGCCGCAGGCGCCTTCGATGATAGGGTGTGGAAGGGCGCGCGAACACCGGCGCTAAATTGCTCGGCGGCCTGCAGGGCCATCTGGACCATCATCTTCGGGTCGACCAGATGCTCGCCGGCCGAATAGCGATGGATCGCGTGTAAGGCGCCCAGCGCGAGATCCTCGCCACAGCCGCAGGCATCGTAAGGGTGAATGCTCTCCCCGACTTGGAAGTCGCTCTCGATCTTGAAGATGCGCCCTTCGATCGCGACGATGAAGGTCCCGCCCTCCTCGACCGAGTCCTTGATGGTCGTGTAGGCATATTCCTTCAGGCACTTGCGAACCTCGTCGACGAACTCCGTCGACATGAATTTGACCAGATCGTCATCGGGGTGCCGCCTGGGCGGTTTGAAGCGATACCGCAGGAGCTGCCCCATCCTGAAGCTGCTGGTGAAGCCGAAGAGGTAGCGCTCATTTTCGAAAACCTTCTCGTCGGCGCGCTGCGTGAGGCCATAGCCGGCGACGCCCGCGCTATCGCCGCCGATGCAGACGACGCCCCCTTGGGCCACGGCAACAATACACGTCATCCGAAATTCTCCCGATTGAGCCGGGCAGGCTGGATCGCCGCCCAGACGATGGCATTCTTTCCGCTGGCGTTGCGGCGCCGGTGCCCGCTGTCCCGGACCTTGCTCAGCCGCGTCAGCTCCGAAATTCGCGGGCGCACTGACAGGATCGACAGGCCGAGCCGGCCGGCGACCTCGTCGGCGGTGAGGCCGTTCGATCGCTCCAGCACCGCCAGGCAGCGGGCGCGCAGGATCGGCGCGGTCTCGGCCATGTCCGCCGCCGCCGCGGCCGACGTCTCGCGGGCCTTGAAGCCGGGGTGATCCGGATAGGTGTCGAAGAGGTCACCCATCGGCTGCCTCCGCCTTCGTGAAGGTGCGCAGGAAGTGGCCCCATGCCCTGGCAACGATATGCGCCTGCGATCGGCGCTGCCCCGGCGTGGCCTTCGGGTCACGCTCGACTCGGACGAGGCGCTGAACCTCCTCGGCATAGGTTTCGTAGGCGGCGTCGGCGGCGCTCATATCGCGTCCTCCGCCCGCGGCGGCGTCCTGCCGACCTGCACCTCGAAGTGCAGGCCGAGCCATTGGAGTTCGAAGAAGCGGACCTCGCCCTCGGTAACGTCTTCCTCGCGCTTGGCGTCCATGCGGAACGTCGTTCTGGCGCCCCAGTCGTAATAGGGCTCGACCCGCCCGATCACGCGCTTCAGGCTCCCGATCATGTCCCGACTCCGATCGCGTAGTCCTTGCGGGCGAAGCCGCGCCCGTGCCCGCGAACCATGGAGGCATTCACCCACGTGATGCGATCTGGGCCGAGGTGGCGGAGGTGGCGGATATGGCCGCGCCGGAGGTGCGGGCGCGGGCTACCGTGCTCGCGCTCGCCAACTGCCGTGCCGCGCGCGCCGTCGGCGTCTGAGAGCTTCAGGACATGGTGGTCGAACAGCGGCGCCTTCCCCGCTTTTGCGCGCGCGGCGTTCAGCCGCGACGGCGCAGGGTGGCTTTCAACGGTGACGTTCCGGCATGCGAGCGCGAAGCTGAAGTCCGAATAGGCATTCAGCTCGTCCATCAGATCGGCGCAAAGCATATCCGTGGCGCGGGCCTCGCCCACGGCCTGCCACATTCCAGCTAGCGCTTCGGGGAGTAGGGCGAAGGGGCGGGTCCGATAGGTCGTGCCCGCACTAATTGTCGGCCGGATTCGGCGCGTGTCGATCATCGCCTGCCGAAGGGGCCCCACCGGCACGCTGCTCGCCGGCACCCATTCATCGTCATACGCGAAGTGCGCAGCGGTCGGGACTGGGATCCACATCTGCGTCGAGTCGACGTAGGTTATGGATGCCACCACCACGCCCGCGCCAAGGTCGGCCGGGATCCATGGCCGCAGCTGCGGCGGCGCGTCATCCATCCATTCCCAAGCCAGAACGACACGCTTCGGGCACGGGCAGTCCATGCCGGGCGTTTCGGCGCGGCCAGGCGGCGATGCATATTCCAGCACCGTCACCGGATAGGGCGGCTTGAACACCAGCCCCGGCATTTCCGGCCGCGGTTTGTCACGCTCGAGCAGCTCGCCGTGATCGGGCAGGAGGAATACCTGCGCCTGGCGCAATTTGCCGAGGAGGTAACCGAAGGCGATGCGGGAGAGCGGCGTGGCCGTCTGCTGATATCCCTCAAAGGCCTCGATCACCTTCGGGGTGTAGTTGAGCGGCTGGATCATGCGGCGCCCGCCGCGCCTGGATGGTAGATGCCCACCACCTTGCCGATGAGATCGTGGCCGAAGGCCCAATCGTGATAGGGGCCATCTACCCAGCCGCTTTCCAACCGGACCGCCCAGTCGTCGTGGCGGGGCCAGCGGATCGTCTGGACGACTTCTCGGCGGATGGTCAGCGGGCTGAGGGGACCGACGACGCGGCGCTGCGCCTCGTCGGCTACCGCTTCCCGCAGCCAAGTTGCCCATGGCAGGCAAGAGGGAGGTCGCTGCGACTCCCTGACATAGAAGGCGCCCTCGATGATGCCTTCACGCCCGATCAGATCGGTCGCGTAGACCACCACCATGCCGCGCATCGCGACGATGCCGTGACGATGTTCCGGGATGGCCGTGAAGATCGAAAGTCCGGAAAGCTCGAAGCCCGCCGCGGGCGGCGTGATGGCGCTACCCGGCCTGATTTGGACGAGGGCGTTCATTCCGCCGCCTCTGCGACCGGAAGCTGGTGATCGGAGGTCGTCCCGGTGTGGACGACCATGTCGGGGTGGTTGGCGACGATCTCGTCGGCGATGGCTGCTAGGCGCTCGTCGGAATATCCGAGACCGCCGGCCGTCAGTGCGAGAAGGTTGTGCAGCCGGGCATTGTCGAGCGGGCTGTCGTGCTCGATGCCGCGCCCGTAACCGGGCCCCGTGTACATCGCGAAGCTGAGGCTCTGCTTGCCGTCCACGTGCAGCATCACGTGGACGTGCGCCTCGGCACGCCTGACGGTGGCAACCCAAGCCGCCGCATCGAAGTCGACCCGTCCCAAGATCATCATGCACCGACCGAGGTCAGTCTCACCGATGTCCCGGATCTGTGCCTTGATGGCATGGTCGTCATGCCCGCTGCCATCTGGCATTCTGGGCTCGTAGACGTCGAACTCGAATGGCGAGCCGCGTTCGACCTGGGTCGAGCTTCCGACCTCGTCGAGCAGGTTCGTGTAGGCTTTGATGATGAAGTCGCCGGGGGTGCGGCAGGGCTCGGCATGTAGCGCCTGGAAGGCCTCGCTATACGCGGCCGACGCCGCCTCCGACGCCTCCTCGGTGCCATCGTGCATTCCAGGCTGGAAGTGTATCAGCCGCGCCGCTGCCCAGCGGGCGAAGGCGGTGGCCATCTCCGGCGATGCCGATGGCCGAGCCATCGCGCGGAGGTCGGCATCAATGCGGGCCCGCACGTCATCCCAAACATCCCAATTGGTGACGTCCCGCTGCTCGACGATCGTGAGCTTCTCGGCGATGTCGAGCGGGTGATCGCAGGGTAGGAGCAACAGGTGGTTGAGGGCGGCATATTCCGCCGCCGATGCCGCATCCGCCTCGGCGCTCCCGCCGGACTTGATGCCGTCGTCGCCCGCGCTGGCGAACAGGTTGTGAGCGGCGTAGGCAGACTCGTGGGCGGCGCGGGCCGTCGTCCATGCGATCGAATTTGAAAACCTCATAGCGGCCTCCCTGGGCGTGCGGCCGGCGCCGCCGAGGCGGCCCGGCGCGGTTCTTCGAAGGTTGTTTTCAGGATGCCGACGACGCTGCCGAGCAGCATGTTGGCGAGGTAGTCGGCGGGGTAAGGCCCGTCCCAAAGACGGACCCGGTCCCTGCCCTCAAGCGGACGCCCGGTGGCGAGGTTGATGACCGCTTGGCCGGCGACCGCCGCGACCATCCAGCCGCCGAAGTCTTGCCGAGCCTCGACGATCCGGCGATGTCGATCGGCCTCCTCGGGCCGCCGCGCCTGAAACTGGATCAGGAACAATTCGCGCTCGGCAGGCTCCCGCTGAGCTGGATCGATGACCGCAACCTCGCCGGGCATGATGTGCGGGTCGGCCTCGCCCCCTCTCAGGACGTGGGCGACGTGGCCAGCCGGAAGCTCATCATAGACGATGAACGACCGGAGGCCGGGCTGCTGGGCGCCGCTCATGCCGACACCGTCGGGCCGAGGCGCCGTGCATCGGCGATGACCGCGCCCCAGACGCGGGCCTCGCCTTGATAGCCTTCGTCGTCGATGATGCGCAGCTTGGTCGCAAAGGCGGCGTTGTCGGGGGCGGGGATCGCAATCAGCGCCTCCAAGGCGCGGGTCGCGATCGTGACCGCATTCATCTGCGCATCCTCGTCTTCGTCGGGGATGGCTTCGACGGCGGTGGTCGCGGTCTGATATTCCGCGAGTGCCGTGTCCCAGCGCGCCGTGTCGGCCGGGGGCGGTGCCAGCCGCCGAATGTCGTCGACGATCGCCGCGAGCACGGTGTTCGGTATTTCGAGGCTGCAGTCGTGCCGGGCACCGAAGCGATGCCGGAGCAAGTCGAGCTTCTCGATGACTTCGGCCGATCCGGGCGCGGGGGTCAGCATCAGCGGGTCGAATCCCGCGACCATGATGTCCACGGCGGCATCGAGTGCGGCGTCTTCATAGTCGGTGCCGAGGGCGTCGAGCGCCCTGCAGGATTCGGCGTAAAATTGCCGGGCATGCTCCCAGCGCTCTCGGAGCGTGGGCAGCGGCACGCTGGTGGGCGGCGCCGTGGTCGCAATGCGAGATTGAGCGTTCACTGATGGTCTCCCTACGATTGGTCGCAGGGGGATCGGCGGAGGCTATCCGCTACACAGCGCAATCAGCGCGCCGAGCCTTCCTGCTCGCTACCGTCTTCGTCCCGGAGGAGATCAGGTAACGAGCTAAGGCTAGCCAATCTGGCTAATGTTCGTCAACCATTCTTTTTAGCCATAATGGCTAGGTTCACATATTTCTGCCCTGCGCGATGACGCGGCCGATGATGACGAAGGCTTCGCGCCCGAAGAATATGGGCTGGTGCTCGGCATTGTCGGAAACTGGCTCGAGGCGCGGCGGATCGCTTCGATAGCGCTTTATGGTTGCCTCGCCGGCATCGTTCCGCACCGCGTAGACCTTGCCGTCCTTCAGCTCCACATCGTCTGGGTCGACCAGGACGTGAGCGCCCTCGGGGATCAGCCTATTCATGCTGTCGCCGACAGGCAGGAGGCCGAAGACGCGGGGCCCGCCACCCGTCGTCCACACAAAGTCCACGGGCGCGTGAATCGCCTCTCTCCAGGCGCCGGCTGCAATCTGACCTATAAGCGGGACCTGGCGCGGCTGGTCGGCGCTCCGCGCGGGGGTGGTGATCGCCTCCTCGGGTACTCCGAGAGCCTTCGCGATCTTCTCGATCCATTTCGTCGTGAGCCCGCGGATGTTGCTCTCCAGCTTGTGGATGGTCGCGAAGTGAGGCTTGCCCTCAATGCGATCAGCCAGCTCCTGCTGGGTCCAGCCGCGCTCCTGGCGCAGCTTCCGAATATTGTTCTCCATGGCGATCTACTCCCCGTGCGAAGCGTGGCATTTAGCCAGTTCGGCCAAGGGGCGATAGCCAAAAAGGTGGTTAAGGAATTTCACGCTTCCATTTCTAGCCGGATTGGCTAATCTGTATCACTATGAAGCTTTCCACTTTCCTTGAGGAGACCAAGCTCTCCTACACCGAGTTCGCCAAGCGGATCGGGACCAAGCATCCGCGCACCGTCGAGCGGTACGCCAAGGGCCAGCGCTTCCCGCGAGGGGACGCGCTTGCGGCGATCCGCCGAGAAACCGAGGGAAAGGTCACCGCCGACGACTTCGTCGCAGAAGCGGCGGAGTAGGCCCGGTGGGGGGCGCGCACCGGCAATCCGGTAGCGGTCAGCTAAGCTCTCGGCTTGCCGATGAGGAGTTTCGCCGCCGGTGCGATGCGCTGAAAGCGCACCTGCGCATGTCCGGCGTCGTCGGCGCCGCCATCAAGCTCACGAAGACTGGCCGAGAATTTAAGGGCCTCTGCCCGTTCCATCACGAGAAGACACCCAGCTTCACCGTCGTCGACGAGAAGGAGTGGGCCCACTGCTTCGGTTGCGGCTGGCATGGCGACATCTTCAGATTCGCCATGGACCTGCATGGCATCGGCTTTCGGGATGCTTGGCGCGGACTCGCCAACGAGGACCTCCCGTCATGGACGCCGCAAGAGCGTGCGGTCGCCCAGGCGGAAGAGCGGCTCGACCAACTCAGGAATGAGGAGGATGCGCGCCGCTTCTACAAGGAGGGCGTCGACGTCGCCGGCACCGACGGCGAGGTCTACCTGCGCGCCCGCGGGATCACGGTCTCGATGCCGGCCACCGTCCGCTTCGGCCTGATCCCATCGTGGCGAAATAAGGAGACTGGCGAATGGGGTCGGAAGCGGCCTGCGCTGATATTCGGCGCCGAGGATCTCACCGGCGCGATCGTCGGAGTCCAGCGCGTATTCTTCCAGGATGATGACGCCCGCCTGGGCAAGGCGGACTGCAAATTGAGCTTGGGCAATATCCGGGGCTCGGTCTGCCGGCTGGGCCCAGCCGAGGCGACGGTCATCCTGCCCGAGGCGCCCGAAGACGGGCTGTCGATCATGCAGGAGGGGCCAGGCTTTCCCGTCTGGATCCCGTTCGGCACGAGCATGATGCCGCAGGTTCAATTCCCGCCGATCGTGAAGCGGGTGATCATCGCGAGGCAGAACAACACCGCCGGCCGGGTCGCCTCGAACAAGGCCGCCATCGCACTAACCAACCGGGGCCTCGACGTCGGCCACGCCGCGCCCGCCGAAGAGTTCGACGATTGGAACGACCAGCTTCGGGTGGGACGTTCCTGATGGGTGCCTTCGCCAAGGAGTTCGACAACGTCGAGCCGCTGCCCGCCCAGCCGATACCCATCCGCCCGCCGGTCGCCGAGCCGGGCGAATATCCGATCGACGCGCTGAGCCCGAAGCTTCAAGAGGCGGCGCGCGCGATCATCGACAAGGTGCAGCTGCCCGCGGCAATCGCCGGGCAATCCGTCCTGGCCGCGGCGGCGCTAGGCGTTCAGCCCTATGTCGACGTCATCCTTCCCACCGGCGAGCGCGTGCCGGCCAGCCTTTTCATGGTCAGCGTCGCGGCTTCAGGCGAAAGGAAATCGTCCGCCGACAAGCTCGCCCTCTACCCCGTGCGCCAGCGCGAGGAAGAGATGCAGCGCGATCATATGGAGGCCCAGTCGGGCTACACGGCGGATGCCGCCGCATATCGTGCTGCCCGAAAGAAAGCTGAGACCGGGGCGAACAAGACCCGGGCCGCAATCAAGCAAGCGATCGAGGCCTGCGGCGAGGAGCCCGTGGCGCCGCCGACACCAATGCTGCTGTCCGACGAGGGCACGCTCCCGGGCCTCCAGAAGCTATTCGCTGAAGCCATGCCGTCACTCGGCCTGTTCTCCGACGAGGGGGGGCAATGGCTGGGCGGATATTCGATGCAAGAGGACAATCGCGTCGCGACCGGCGCGGCCCTGTCGAAGCTATGGGATGGCGCCCCGATCAAGCGGGTGCGCGGCGCGGACGGGTTCACAATCCTGCGGGGGCGGCGATTGTCGCTGCACCTGATGATCCAGGAGCGGATCGCAAAGAAGTTGTTCGGCGACGCCGACTTGGCCAGCCAGGGCCTGATGTCCCGAATGCTGGTCTGCCACCCGACCAGCCGTAAGGGCGAGCGAATGTGGCACGAGGCCGCCGACGACTCCCGCTTGGCGCTCGAGCAATACGGGGCTCGGCTTTTCCACCTACTGCGATCACCCATGCCGATGGAGCCGGTGACGCGCGAGCTGAAGCCGAAGGAGCTTCGGCTGTCGGACGAGGCCCGCAGGATGTTCATCCTGTGGCACGACGCCGTCGAGATCGACCTGAAGAAGGGTGGCAAGTTCGAACAGATCTCGGGCTTCGCCGCCAAGCTACCCGAACATTCGGTCCGCATCGCCGCCGTGATGGCCTATTTCGAAGACCGCAGTGTCGTCGAGATCAGTGGGCGGGCGCTCGCCGCGGGCATTAAGCTCGCGCAGTTCTATGCCGGCGAGGCGCTGCGCCTATTCGGCGTCGGGTCGGTCGATGACGATACCGAGCGCGCCTCGGCAATGATCGAGTGGATCCGCGCCCAGTCCATCCCGATCGTCGGCCGGCGCTTCCTAGGTCGGTATGGCCCGGGGCGGAGCATGAACGGCACCGACCGCGAGCGGGCCATCAACTTGCTGGTCGACATGAAGCACCTCGCGCCGATCACCACGGGCCCGGTCGAGATCGTCTATAAGGGCAAGAAGGACGTGGCTCGCGAGGCCTTCACCGTCCTCACCGATGACGCCGAGGCCGAGGCATGAGCGGCGCCTTCGAGTTCGATCCCGACCGCTTTGTCGAGCGGGCGGAGCGGCCGGCCGATGTCGTACCGTTGCGCCAGATCCCGGACGATTGGGAACACGGCCTGGTGCTACTACATGATCGGACGGTCCCGCGTGGCGCCACGCCAGAGCGTTGGGCTCAAATCGTGGCGGACGCGCTGCAGCTGGCCACCCATTATGCGGAGATTGTCGTTCCGGCCGGATGGTCGATGGAGAACCTGTTCGGCTTCGAGCCCGATCAGGCGGACGGTTTCTTCGGGCTGGCCGTTGCGATGCGCGGAGGCGTGCTGGCGAAGATCGACTCGGCCGAGGCGGTGATTCGCATCGGCACCCGCTACGTCATCCACCGCCCGCACATGCCGGCCGGATCGTCGCTGCTCTGGACATTCGATGATCGGAAAGCGGGGAAATGACCTATTTGGCACAACTGTCACAACTGTCACGCGTGGCATTCACCTTGGCAGTTTTCCGCCATTTTCGGGGGCAGGCACCGCATCTGGCACAGGCGTCACGTGCCAGTTCTTGTGACAGTTCCGGCCCCGCCGGCGCGGGCGCGCCAAAAGGGGCTTTTCAGGTCGGATTTTCAGGGATTTCGGGCCGTGCAGCGGGGCTGTGGGGCCGGCGGGGGCGGGGGTGCGCGCTAACGCGCTACCCCCGGTGCCCCCTCCAGGTCAAGTCCCACGTGGGGGCTTCGGGTAAAGGGCGGGGAGGTTTGTGCAATGAGTAGGGATGCGGCGGCGGCGAGCGCCGATTGGATTATTCTGCGAACGGCGGGGCGCTGCACCCTGCCCCTTGTCACGTCGTTGAAGGAGGACGGCTTCGACGCGTGGGCGCCGAGCTATGTGAAGACCTACACCGTGCCCAGGGCGAACGTGAAGCGCCGGGTTACGCTACCCCTCCTCGCTGGGATCGTCTTCGTTCGCGCGGTCCACCTGATCGACATGCTTGAGCTGGCGGCCATGCCGGTCCAACCGCGGCGCGGCGCCGGGCTCCGTCAGGCCGGCCATTCGCGCTTCGCGATCTTCCACGATCGGGAGCGGATCCCGACCGTAAGGGATGCGGCGCTCGACGAGCTGCGCGTGTCGGAGAAGCGGGCTGTGCCGGCGAAGGACCGCCCAGTCCTACCCAAAGGATCAAAGGCCTCGGTGCCTGATGGCATCTTCGGTGGCGTCCACGGCGAGGTGCTGCGGAGCAATGGCAACACGACCGATCTCCAGCTCGGAAACTTCCGGCTGAAAATTGAGACTTTCCTTTTGAACCCAAATGGTGCAAACGGCGGACAAGCCTGATGAGGGCACCGCCGCATAAGCGGCCGGCGAGCATTTCGATCTGGGCCCGATCTCGGGCAGTGCAGACCTCGCCAATCCCGCGATGGAAGCGCCTGCTTCTCGCGGAATCTAGAGACATGGGGGAAAGCGACAGGCCGGCCAGGCCAACGTCGCGGCGCCTACCCCATCCGAAATGCGGGGTAGAGCAGCCCGGTAGCTCGCTGGACTCATTATCCGGAGGTCGCAGGTTCAACTCCTGCCCCCGCCATCATCCCCGCCGCCCCTCAATCCGCCGACACGCCCTGACATACGAGCGGCGCGCACCCACCCCCACCCTTGGGTCCTTCCAGCGCCAAAACGTATACGGGGGCCAAAGGGCCAACAAAACGCTAGGCGCGAGACCGCGCATAGTTCTTCCTCCTAAGCCAAGAAACCCTAGGTTTTCTGCGGGGTTAGGGCGCCACCTCCGGGGAAGTCATGGAAATAGACCTCGCCGAACCGACTCGACCGCAGCTTGCGGAGGTGTTCGGCTGCTCCAGCCGGTGGATCGGCGAGCTGCGCGCCAAGGGCGCGATGCCCGTCGACGGCGCGTCACTGCTCGAAAACATCGAGGCTTGGGCGCTTTACAAGTATGGTCGCGACCCCCAGTCCGGCGACGGCATCAGTCTCGACGCCGAGCGCGCGCGCCTGGCGCGCGAGCAGGCCGACGCCAAGGCGATGGACAATGCCGAGCGACGCAAGGAGTTGGCCTCCCTACCTGACATGACCGTGGCCGTGATGACCGTCATTTCGCTGGCGGTGTCGCGGCTGATGCAGGTTCCGGCCCGAGTGGCGAAGAGTGACAATGCGCTGCGCACCAGGATTGAAACGGCGATCACTGATGCCCTGGAAGAGCTGAGCGTCACTCGCGTCGAGCAGATGGGCGGGGGCTTGGATGACGAAAGCCCAGAAGCCGAAGCCGACGTCTGAGCCGATCCGCGTCCGCGGAACGGATATTGCGACAGCGGTCCGGGACTGGCTCTCGGTCTTCAAGCCGAAGAAGCGGATTCCGCTCTCCCAGTTCATGGCCGAGGAAGGCCGCCTGGATGACGGCAGCAAGCTCAGGCCGTTCCCATTCCAGAACGAGATCGCGGATACCTTCACCGATCCCGAGACGTTGCAGACCACCGTGCGGAAGAGCAGCCGCATCGGCTATTCGACCATCGTCCAATGCTTCCTCGCGTATCGCATCAGCCGCGATCCGGCCCGGTCACTGATCTACCAGCCGACGATCGATGACGCCGAGAAGTATAGCCGCGACGATCTCGAGCCGGTGCTGCAATGGCCTGCTGTCCGCGCGGTCGCTACCTTCAAGGCCCGGCACCGCGATAACCAGATTCGGGCGAAGCGCTACAAAGGCGGCTGGATCCAGATCAAGGGCGCGAACAGCCCGAAGGAATTTCGGCGCGTCACCGCCGACGACGTCTTGCTCGAGGAGCCCGACGGCTACCCTTGGTCGGCACGGGAGGAAGGTGACCCGGCGCGCCTCGCCTTCAAGCGCAACCTCACCTCCCCGCGCCGCTTTAGCGCGGCAGGCTCGACGCCGAAGATCAAGGGCTACAGCCGGATCGACAACCTCTTCGAACAGGGGACCCAAGAATTTCGCTACGTGCCGTGCCCGACATGCGGGCACCTGCAGGTTCTCGTCTTCGGAGACGGCACCGGTCCCGGCATACGCTGGGAACCCCGGCACCAGCCGACCCGCGCTTGGTACAGGTGCGAGACCGGGTGCGACGTCGACGAGGCGTCCAAAGCATGGATGGACGAATACGGCGAATGGCGCGCCCACAACCCAGCGGCCGGGCCCCGGCATCGATCGTTTCATATCTGGGCGGCGTACAGCCAGCACGAGGGCGCGGCCTGGCTGGAGATCGCCAAGGAGTTTCTTGAGGTCCGCAAGGATCCGAACCTGCTCAAAACCTTCGTCAACCAGGTGCTGGGCGAGGCATGGGCCGAGCGCGGCGAATCCCCGGAATGGCAGCGCCTTTATGATCGCCGCGAGAAGCCCATGCAGATCGGGACGCCGCCGGCCTGGACCGGCCTATTGGTGGCGGCGGCGGACGTGCAGCGCGGCAGCGGCGGCGCCGGCCGCGTCGAGATCGACGTCTGGGCATTCGGGCAGGGTCGCCGCCGCGCATTCGTCGAGCACATCGAGGTAGAGGGAGCAATCTCGGACAAGGCGACCTGGGTGAAGGTCGACGAGCAATTGGCCCGCGAATGGGAAACTGAGGACGGTCGCTTCCTTCGCTTGGCCCGCACCGGCGTGGACAGCGGCGACGGCGAGAACACGATGGCCGTCTATGAATGGGCGCGCCGCCATCCGGGTTTCGTGATGGCGCTTAAGGGGCGCGAGTCCCTGGCCGCGTCGCAAGCCATAGCCGGCCCGACGTGGGTCGACATCACGATCGGCGGCCGGAAGATTCGCCGCGGCGCGCGACTATGGACCGTCGGCACATCGATGCTGAAGCTCGAGCTCTACGGCCAGCTCGCGCTCGAGAAGCCGATCGACGGCGAGGCGTATCCCGAGGGGTTTGTATATCTCCCAGACGGCACGTCGGACGAATGGATCAAGCAGCTGGTCGCCGAAGAGCTGCGTGTCGTGAAGCTGCGCCGGGGAGGTTTTCGGCGCGAATGGCACAAGCTGCGAGAACGCAACGAGGCTCTCGACAACGCGGTCTATGCGCGCGCCGTTGCAATCGCGCTCGGTGTCGATCGCTGGTCGGTGAAGAAATGGGCTCAAGCGATCGGCGATGTTCGCAAGGCTCCGCGACATGAGCCCGCCTCAGAATTTCGGACGGCCTCACCACCAGCGGAGCAGGCAGCGGGAACGCCGCAACGCCGCGCAGTCAACCGGCTCACCGGCCGGGCCCGCGGCTCATTCTTGCAGGGAGGGCGCTAATGGCCTGGACCCAGACCGATCTCGACACGATCCGCTCTCACGTTGCGTCCGGCACGCGCCGCGTAACCTACTCGGACGGTCGGACGATTGAATATCAGTCGCTCGACCAGCTGATAGCAGCTGAGCGCGTCATCGCCGCCGCCATAGAGATGGCGGCGCGATCGGCCAGCGGCATTGTGCGCAGGCGATTCGGCGTCGTCCGGAGCGGCACCTAGTGGCCGGCCCGAATTGGCTGGACCGGGTCGTCGGCGGCGTCGCACCCGGGTGGGCACTGAAGCGCGAGCGCGACCGTGCCCGGCTCAATGGCCTGCGGGCACGCGCCGAATATGATGGGGCCACCTACGGCCGGCGGTCCCTCGGCTGGAAGCGCCGCACCCGCGACGCCAATCAGGAATTGCGCGGTCCAGTTACCGTCGCGCTGCGCGGCATCGCTCACGAGATGGTTCGCAATAACCCGTTCGCCGCGAGGGCAGCGACGGCCATAGCGAACAACCTGGTCGGCGCCGGCATCACTTTTCAGGTCTACCGCAACGGTAAGGTCGACGCAGACCTCACGCTATTGGCGCGCCGGCATTTCGACAGCACGGCCTGCGACGCTGAGGGGCGGCACAATCTTTATGGCCTCCAGACGCTCGCGGCGCGATCCATGGCCGTCAGCGGTGCGGGGCTCGCTCGCCGCCGGTGGCGGCGCGCAGCCGATGGCCTCCCGGTTCCGTTCCAGATCCAGCTTCTCGAGCCCGACTATATCGACATGTCGCGCCATGGCGTGCTGCGCGGCGGCGCCTTTCAGGTCTTCGGAATCGAGTTCAGCCCGATCGGGAAGCGCTCGGCATACTGGCTCTATTCAGCGCACCCCGGCTCGTCGAACCCCGGCGCCATCGAATCGAAGGCCATTCCCGCAGAGGATATTGCGCACTTTTTCCGCGCCGATCGGCCTGAGCAGCAGCATGGGGCGACATGGTTCGCGCCGGTGATCCTTCGAATGAAGGACTTCGGCGACTATGAGGACGCCCAGCTCGTCCGGCAGAAAATCGCCGCATGCTTCACGGCCTTCCGCATCGGTGGCGCGGGCGACGACGGCACCGTGCCGCCGGCAGATTCAAACGGCGACCCGATCGACCCGTCGCCCTATCTGGAAAACCTCGAGCCCGGCATCATTGAGGATCTGCCCGACGGTGGAGACATCAAGTTCGCGGAGCCGCCGGGCGTCGACGGCTATGAGCCATATTCGCGGATCTCGCTTCAGGCCATCTCGGCCGGCGTCGGCATTCCCTACGAGGTGCTGACGGGCGACCTGTCCAAAGTCAGTTTCATCTCCGGCCGGCTCGGTCGCCTCCAGTTCAAGACCGACCTCGAATTTTGGCAGTGGTCAGTCTTCATTCCCCAATTCTGCGAGCCGGCGGGGCAATGGTTCCTCGAGGCCGCGGCCATGGCCGGGGTCGATGTCGAGGGCGCCTCCTTCAAATGGACGCCTCCGAGGTTCGCAGAGATGAGTCCGGAGACCGCGATCCCAGCGACCCGCGACGCGATCCGGTCAGGGCAGCAAACCATTTCTGGCGCGTGCCGCGAGCGCGGCGAGGACCCCGACGTCTTCCTCGCCGAATGGGCGGAGGACGCCAAGCGGCTCGATGAGCTTGGCCTCATCTTCGACAGCGACCCCCGCAGGGTCACCCAGGTCGGCAATGCCGTCGGCATGACGGTCCAGCAAATGGACAAGCGAGGGCAGAATGGCTGAAATCCTGATCTATGGGATCGTCGGCGACAGCTGGGACGGTCTCGACGCCAACACGATCGTACCGCTGATTTCGGAGAGCGAGGGCGACCTCGACGTCCGGATCAACAGTCCAGGCGGCTTCGTCATGGAAGGGCTGGCGATCTTCAACGCGCTTTCGCGCGCCCAGCAGGATGGGCGAAAGGTCACCACCTACGTCGACGGCCTGGCCGCATCGATGGCGTCGGTTATTGCCATGGTCGGCGCCGAGCGCGTCATCGCCGACAATGCGCTGATGATGATCCACAATCCGTGGGATGTCGCCATGGGCGACGCCGCGGAGCTTCGCCGCGCCGCCGACAAGCTGGACCTGATCCGCGACCAGCTGGTGAAGATCTATTCGCAAAAGACCGGCATCAGCGCGGATGACCTCAAGACCATGCTCGACGCTGAGACGTGGTTCACCGCCGAGCAGGCGCTCGAGCAGAAGTTCGTCACGTCGATCAGCGAGGCGCTTACCGCCGCCGCCGTCGACGTCTCCTCATTCGGGTTCCGCAAGGCCCCGGAAACCCCGCACCTCGTCCTGTCACCGGCGGCTGTGATCCAGTCGATCATCACCGGCGGCGCGACAGCGGGAATCTCGTCGGCGGTCGCCGCCATTCTAAAGCCGAAGGAAAGGGAAGCGACCGCTCCCGCGCCTCAATCGAAGGAAACCATCATGGACCTCTACACGACCCGTGCGGCGCTGGTTGCCGCAATCGCCAAGTTCCAGAAGGACGGCGGCACGCAGGACGAGATCGACAAGATCGCCAAGTCCGCAGTCGCCCTCAATGCGCAGGACGCCTTGCCCGCGACTGGCGCACTGGCCACTCCCCAGGCGCCCGCGCCAGCCACCACGACCGAGCCCGCCGCGATCACCACCGCGGACGTGCAGGCCGCGGCCGACCGCGCCGTCGCGGCCGAGCATGAGCGCATCACCGGCATTCGTGCGATGGTGAAAAAGCACGGCCTCGGCGAAGACTTCGCCGACACGCTGGTCAATGACCGTGCCTGCTCGCTCACCAGTGCGCGCGAGAAGGTCCTGGACAAGCTCGCCGATCGCCAGGAGTCCGAGCAGATCGGCTTCAATGGCCCGATCGTCGTCGGCCAGGATGCGCGCCAGAAGTGGCTCCAGGGCGCCGCCAACTGGATCATGGTCCGCTCGGGCACGGCCGGCGTGGTGGCCCGCGCCGCCAAGGCTCGCGGTGAGACGCTCGTCATCGAGCCGGGCGAGTTCCGCGGCGTCAGCATGGTGGACCTCGCTCGCGAGGCCCTGACCATGGCCGGCGTCCGCGTCCAATCCCGCAACCCGCGCGACATCGTCGGCGCTGCGTTCACCGTTCGCAACGCGATCACGCAGGGCACCGGCGACTTCAGCATCCTCCTGGAGAACACCCTCCACAAGATCCTGCAGTCGTCCTACGCGGTCACGCCGGACACGTGGAGCCGCTTCTGCGGCAAGGGTACGGTCACCGACTTCCGCGATCACAATCGTTACCTGAAGGGCACCTTCGGCGTGCTCGACAACGTCAACGAGCTGGGCGAGTTCAAGCAGAAGCCGATCCCGGACGGCGCGAAGGAGAAGATCAAGGCCACCACGAAGGGCAACATTATCTCCCTTTCGCGGCAGGCGATCGTCAATGACGATCTGGGCGCTTTCTCCGACATCGCCACCGACCTCGGCCGCGCCGCCAAGCTGACGATCGAGGTGGACGTCTATGCGTTCATCAACGCCAACCCCAACACGCAGGACGGCAATGCGTTCTTCTCGGCCGCCCACGGCAACCTCAAGACGCCCGGCGCCGCGCCGACCGTGTCCGAGGTCGATGCCGTCCGGCAGCTGATGGGATCGCAGAAGGATCTCAGCGGCAACGAGTTCCTCGAAATCCGCCCGTCGATCTTCCTGGGCCCGTTGAGCCTGGGTGGCCAGGCGCGCGTGACGAACGGTAGCCAGTTCGATCCGGAAACGGCGAACAAGCTGCAGCGCATGAACATCGCGCTCGGCATCTTTGACGACATCGTCGACACGCCCCGCCTGACCGGCACCGCCTGGTATGCGTTCGCCGACCCGATGATCGCGCCCGCGATCGAGGTTGCCTTCCTGGACGGCGTCGAGGAGCCCTTCCTCGACAGCGAGGAGGGCTGGAAGGTCGACGGCACCGAATGGAAGGTGCGGCTCGACTACGGCGTCGGCGGCATGAACTACCGCGCCGCCGCGAAAGATGTCGGCGCGTAAGTCGCGCCAATTCCCTCAGCCTGAATGACGGGTCCGGCTCCGGCTGGGCCCGTCCAATCCCCCAGGAGACCCGCCATGAAGTTCGTCAAACTCCTCACCTCCGCCCGCGTGAATGGCCTGCTTCGGCACCCGCACGAGGGCGTCCTCCACCTCGAAGACGATGAGGCAGATCGCCTGATCGAAGGCGAAGCCGGCGAAGATGTCACCGACGACTTCACCGCCGCCGAGAACAAGAAGGTGCCGACCGAATCGCTCGCCGCTTCTGACACGGCCACCCAGGCGGCGCTCGGCTCCGAACCCGCCCCCCACCAAGCCGAGGTCGCGCCGCAGGGCGACAAGACCGCCAAGACCAAGCCAGCCGGCAAGTAAGCCGGCCTGCTCCATCGTTCCAAGCGAAAGGAAACAGCCATGCGCAATTACGTCCAGGACGGCGACGTCCTCCCCCTCACCGCTCCCTATGACGTCGCTTCGGGCGCCGGCATGTTGGTCGGCTCACTCTTCGCAGTCGCCACCGCGGCGGCGCTCAGCGGCGCCACCGTCGAAGGTCGCACGCGCGGCGTCTTCGACCTGACGAAGGCCACGGGCGCCGGCTGGACGCAGGGCGCCAAGGTCTATTGGGACAACACCGCGAAGAACGTCACCACCACGTCGGCGGCCAACACGCTGATCGGCGTCGCGGCGCAGATCCAGGCATCGGGCGACGCCATCGGCCGGGTTAAGCTCGGCATCGTCGCCTAGGCTGGACGCGGCCCAACAGATGAGACGGGCGATGCGCTTTTGCCGTCGCCCGTCTCTCCTGCTCGACTTCAACAAGGATCATTCCATGAAACAGATCGTGCTTCACGGCCCGGCGCTCGACAACGCTGGCAATTTCCAGGACGCGGGCTCCGAGCTGGAGATCGGCGACGACGCCAAGGATGGCGTCATCAGCCTCGATCGCGCGAACGAGTTGGTGGGGCGCGGCGCCGCCCTCTCGCTGACTGCGGAGAAGCGCTCGAATGCGGCGGCAGACGATGCGTTCGATCCTTCGCCGTTCAATGTCGCCACGGCCGGGATCGGTCGATACGACATCACCGGCCCCGGGCTGGACGGCGCCGAGAACATCCGGGGCAAGGCTGCGATGCGAGCCCGCGTGGCCGAGTTGCTGGCTGCACTGCCGCCGGTCGAGCCTCCCACCGAAGTCGCGCCCTGATCCATGCGCCCTCAGGACGCGGCGGGCCTCGCCGCCATTCATGCCGCGTTCGCAGAGGACCAGCCCGTGCGCTACACCGGCGCCGGGCTGGTCAACGCGCCGCTCGTGGTGGTCAAGCGCGACGAGCCAGCGGCAGACTATATGGGCGAGGGCAACACGCTTCGCCGGGTCAGCTTCGAGGTGCAGAAGGCTGACTTACCCGCCGATCCCGACAAGGGCGACGAGATCACGGAAGCCGACGGCCAGGGCACGGCATGGCGCGTCAACGACCTCACGCCCCGCGATGATATTGGCGCATGGGTCCTCGTCGTGGAGATTGCCCCGTGAGTGCGCTCTCCCAGATATTCGGCGAGGTCGACGTCCGATTGTCCGCATTGCCGGGCGTGCTCGAATATGAGCGGATGCCGACGGGCGACCCAGCAAGGTTCTGGACGCTGCACGTCTACGACGACGGCGACACCCAGGAGATTCCCGAGGGCGGTGAAGTCGGCGTCACGCGCCTTCTCCTGATCTTCCATGTCGAGGGCTTTGTTCAGGCATACAGCGGCGCTGCTGCCCACGACGATCTGAACGACCTGCACGCTCTGGCCGTGAAGGCGCTTTGCGGTGACGCGGGGTGCAACCTGGGCGGGCTGGTCGAGAGCATCGCCATTTCCGGACAGCGCCGCGTTGCCAGCCCGAAGCTCGGTGCCGCCCGGCGGCTCGGCTTCGCCCAAGACTTCGCCGTCATCTACGCCACCCCGCGTGGCGATCCCTCCATCCTGCTTACTGCCTGAGGAGCTACGTCATGACCGATCCAGTAATTCGCCCGCAAAATTCGGTGCTGCTCTTCAAGCTGCAGGCCGCCGAAGGCACGCCCGCGGTCCCTTCTGCGGCGGCCGATGCTGTGCCGTTCGAAGCTGACAGCCTAAGCTACAGCGGCCCGTTCAAGAACGATCCGTCCAACGAGGTGGGGGCGTCGCTCGTGAAGGCGGCGCCGCTAGTCGTCGGCCAGCCGGTCACGCTGCGGTTCCGCAGTCGCATCAAGGGCGCTGGGGCGGGCGTCACATACACGTCGGGCATCAAGCCGCCGTACCACCAGCTCTTTGCTGCCTGCGGCATGCCGGGCTTCTTCACCGCCGCCATTGCCACCGCAGTCCTTACAGCCGGCACCGCCATTAGCGGCACCCTCGGCACCGGCTACGCCGGCACTGCCCAGCTCTACACCGGCATGCCGCTGATCATCACGGCTGGCGCGGGCGTCGGTCACACCCCTCTGATCACGGATTATACCGCCGGCAAGGTGGCGACGCTGTCCGACACGTT